AGGCGCTGGAGGTGTGGCTGAAGGATGCTGCTGCCGGCGAAATCGGGCCGCGCGTGTGGCATGAGCGTGCCATGCGCTCGGCGCGGCAGAACTTCACCGCTTCGGTGTTGACGTTCAAGGTGACCAGTGCCCTGCTGCAGCTGTCCGGCGTGGTTCCAACCACCGTGGCGCTGGGGACCAATCACACCATGGCCGGCATCAGTCAGTACCTGGCCAAGCCGCGATCCATGACCAGCTACGTGCGCGAATCCTCCCCGTACATGAATGCTCGCCTGCGCACGCATATTGAGGCGGTGCAGGCGGTGATGGATGCGGAGGCCGGCAGGTTCGCCGCCGGCAAGGCTGCAACCATTCGCTTCGGGTACTGGATGATTGGCCGCGTGCAGGGGGTGGTTGACACGGTGACGTGGCTGGCTGCGGAGCAAGCGGGCATGCAGCGTTTCCACAACGACGTAGACCGGGCCCGAGCCTACGCTGACGACGTGGTGACGCGCGCGCAGGGGTCGGGTGAATTCATCGACAAGTCGCCGCTGCAGCGCGGCACCCTGGGCGACAACGTGCGGCAAACCGAGTGGATCAAGGCCACCACCGCGCTGCAGGGGTACATGATCGCCAAGGGTAATCTGGCTTATGAGCAGACCCGGAAGGCCAACTTGCGCAACCCGCGGCAGGCGATGAAGTGGGCCGCCGACATGGTGATGTTGTTCTCCATCGAAGGCCTGCTGACGGCCGCGCTGACGGCCAAGCTGCCCAAGGACGATGAGGACGACGGCCTGCTGGACGACCTGGGCGAGTTCGCCATCAAGGATGCGCTGGCCACCTTCTTCGGGGTCATCCCCGGCGGCGGCGTGCTGGTGGATCAGTTCCGCGGCTACGACTCCAGCGGCGTGGTGGCGGGCGCCTGGAAGGCCTACGCAGACCTGATTCAACAGGTCACTCCGGGCGAGGATGGCCAGGTGGACCTGGACAAAGGCGTGGTGAAAGCCGCAGTTACCACCACGGGCGTCACGCTGGGCTTGCCGTCCACCCAGATCAACAAGACCATAGATGCCATCGAGGCGCGCCGCGACGGCCGCGATGTCTCCCCTTACGAATACCTCGTTGGTCCCAAGAAGGAATCCAAATAATGACCGTCACCGCAGACAGCCGCGTCAGGGAGCATTTGGGCGATGGCGTCGCCACTGTGTTCAATGGCCCGATGGCCTACATGCGCAGCGATGTCCTTGCCTACATCATCGAGGGTGGGGTTACGACCCAGCTTGCACCGTCATCCTACGACGTGTTGTACCTTGGGCGCAGCACCGGCACGCGCGTGCGCCTTTCGGTAGCGCCAACCGTAGGGCAGACACTGCGCCTCATCCGGACCATGCCCTATGAGCAGGACGTGGACATTACCAACCAGGGCGCGTTCCTTCCCGAGGTTCTGGAAAAGGGCATGGATGTGCTGTCCATGCAGATCCAGCAGCTGGCCGACCGCCAGGAACTGTCGCTGCACTACCCCGAGAACTACCCGGGCCCGTTCCCCAGCCTGATCCTGCCCGACCCGGAAGCCGGCTCATTCCTGCGCTGGAACAGCGATAAAACCGCGCTCATCAATGCCGACATCGACCCGGACGGTGCGGGTGATCTGCTGCTGCGCTCGGACCTTGATGACCCCACTGCCGGTGGTCGCCTCGTCGCATTCCGGCAGAACGGTGCTGGCGCTGCCGTGCGTGACATTTTCGAGAAGCTGCGCGAGGTGGTCAGCCTGCGTGACTACTACCAGGTGGTGGATGGCTTGAACTGGGTGCCGGCCTTCACCCGCGCGCTTGCCTACCTTGGCAGCATTGGTGGCGGCCGGCTGTATATCCCCGCAGGCACCTACCCCATCACCGGCACCATCGATATCACCGGCTACGACAACATCTGGATTGATGGGTGTGGCCAGGACAACACCATCATCACGACCAACTCGCCCAGCGCGACGATGATAAATTCCAACGCGGACAGGAAGTACCGCAAATTCTCCAACTTCACCCTGACCAGCAGCGTCACGCGCACCAGCGGCGCCATGATGGATTTCCTGGTCGAGCGGCGTTCGGTAATCACCGACGTAAAAATCACTCGGCATTTCGACGGCATCCTGATGCGTGGTTTCGAGGAAACCGAAATCAACCGTGTGCGCATCGTGAACCCGTCTGGCTATGGCTGCGCACTCCAGGTGGGAACGTACAACCTGCTCGGTTCGGGTGCGAACCTGCATGTGACCGGATGCTTCTTCCGTGGCGGAGACGATCTTGTGGCGACGCCACACGTGGGAAGCGTTGGCGTTCGCCTTTATGACTGCGAAGCGCTGTATATGTTCGACACCGACGTGGGTGGATTCATCGACGGTGATCTTGACGTTTATAGCGCTCAGCGCACCATCAACCACTTCTTCACTCAGTGTTATTTCGATGCCACACGCGATGGGCACTGCATCTTGATTCATGGCGCAGGGGCGAAGGATAAGTGGGCATTCGCAAACTGCTGGATCGGTGGCGCCGGCAAGCTTGGCGGCACCCCCACCGCATGCGGACTTCTGGCTGCTGATGAAGGCTCGTATGGCGGCATCCTTTTCGCAAACTGCCGATTCCACGACTCGCTCGGATCGGGCGTTGCCATTTCCAAGGCGGGCGGTTTCCAGTTCACCGGCTGCAATTTCGAGGCCAATGGCGTCGGCGGCGGCGGCAGTCGGTACGGGTTCCGCTATGCGCCTGGCTCTCCGGTTGGTCCTGGCCCGGTACTGACCGGTTGCGTCTTCAATGGCAACGTTCCGAAGGCGATACAGGTAACCGCCAATGGTCGAGAAGTGTTCGTTGGTGAAGCGGCAATCGACAACGGCGTAGACATTGCGGAAGGCGTGATGAAGCGGGCCACTGGCTGGGACAAGGCATCGAACCAGTACGCCTCCGCAACGACGGTAACTATTTCGCCGTTCCACGATTACATCGTGATTAACGGCACGAACAACATCGCGCGCATTTCGCCGACGTATACGGGGCACATGCTGACTGTGATGTTTACGGGCGCGCTTGTCGTCATCGATAACTCGGCCGGGCTCAAACTTGCTGGGAATTACACCACCGTCGCGGGGTCGGTTCTTACGTTGCGGTGTGATGGTGCCGAGTGGTACGAGATTGGGCGGGTAAACACCTAAAAGAAATCCCCGCTCAGGCGGGGATTTCTCTATACGCGCGACACCAGCGGGCGCTTTGACACCCACCCCTTCCAGGCCCGGAGCGCTGCATTCAACGCTCCTACGATGAGGTCTTTGTTCTGCTCGGGGTCGGCCTTGCGTTCAATCTCGCGCTGCCGCTTTGCCTTGGTCATGCAGGCGTTGCACACCCGCCTGCGCCTACCGCGGTTGCCAGGGCCGAATGCGAGCGCCGGCTTATCGATTCCGCAACGGGTACAGGTGCAGAACGCGGCGTTCATTGGTCGGGCTCGTCGTCGCACATCAAGCTGATTTCCTCGTCGGCAATTTCAACTGGGTCACTCCAGTCCGCCGGGTCGCGGCCATCATCTTTCACAACCTGCTCATGCATCAGGATGGCGTAGCGCGCAGCCTCGCCCGGTTCCATGTGCGCTTTGTCCCGGAACCGGGTTGCGCATCGTTCCAGCCATTGATCGCGTGTAAGTGCCATTGGCATCCCCTTCAGTAGTGGCGCCCCGTGCCGGCGGCGCTGTAGTGGTCAGCTGTGCTTCTGTGCCTGGTGGTATTCCTGCTGTTTCAGCTCGTAGCCCAGCAGCATCCACACCTGATCCAGTGCGCGTTCGCGCGCTGCCGCATTCCCCTTCTCGGCGTCGAAGTTCTCGATGCTCACGCAGGCAGACAGCCCTTCCACCGTGAACCCGTTTTCAAGGGTCAACTGGCAGACGGTGGTTCGTCCATTCGGAAGCACGGTATATGTTTCGCCGACGATGGCGGCCTCCACATCCTTCGGGGTGACTTTCGGTGCATTGCTCATGGGTTGCCCTCCTGGGCGGTTGGTGGGTCATTTTCGGCCTTTCCGACGTGGGTTGTCGTCGCCGGTTCTGCCCTTGCAGTACGTAAGAAATCCAGGGTAGTTCAGGTTTTCTTTTTGCGTCCCCCACGTCAGGTTCGTTGGCTTGTTGTTGGCTGATTTTTCATCCTTATGGAGGCACAGCGTTGCGTTATCCGGCGGGGTGCCATGGAACGCTTCGCATACCGCTCTGGCCACTTTGTATGTTTTCCCTCGGAACCGGAAGATGAATCGAGTTCCAGTCCACTGCCCGAAGGTAGGGGCTAGGCATCTGCGCCTGATTCCTCCACTTGGCATCTTCTGTTCATAGTAGGTGGATCGAACGCGCCCGCGCGATGATGCTTGCAGGTGCGAAACGCTTGGGACATCGCGCCAGGTTTCTTTCCTGGTACTCACGGCGTGCCCCTGTACTCAAAAGGGATGTCATCGTCTGCGAAGTCGTCCATGGGCGGCGGCGCGCCGCCTGCCTGCCGACCCGTGTTGCTACCCCCTCGCGGTTGGCCCGCGTCGGCGCCTTGGCGCTGCTGGGCGGTGCCGGTGCCGGTGCCGCCATCGGACGGTCGGCTGTCCAGCATCTTCATCTGATCGCATGCGATGTCGGTGCTGTAGCGCTCCACCCCATCGCGGTCGGTGTATTTCCCGTAGCGGATCATGCCTTCCACCGCTACCTTCGACCCCTTGCGCAGGTACTCGCCGGCAATCTCGGCAAGTTTCCCGAAGAAAATCACCCGGTGCCACTGGGTTTCCTCCACCTGCTGCCCGTCTTTGTTCTTCCGCTTCGACGTGGTTGCCAGGCTCACGCGGGTGATGGCCATGCCGCCCTGCGTGTACTTCGTTTCAGGGTCGCCGCCGAGGTTACCGATCAGGCGGACGCTGTTTTCGATGCTCATGCCATTTCCTTGATCTGTGCCACCAGGGCGTCCAATTCACGGATGAACTGGTGAATCTCCTGGTTCAGCGTGGAGAGATACGCGGTATCGCGGTACACGCGCACCCGCAGTTCCGGCAGTCCGGGCCAGTAGCTGCGGAAGTCGCACCACTGCCGGCCGGACACCAGCAGCTGCCCCTGCACCTGCGCCACGTGTTCGTTCGGCAGCTTTCCGGCCAGCACGGCTTCGATCTGCAGGTGCGGCAGCTTGGTCTTGATTTCCAGCAGGCCGTCATCGCCCACCAGGGTGTCCGGGCTGCACCCGATTCGGCCCCGGCGCATGAACCCAACCTGGCGGCACTCATGCTCGCTGGTGGCCATGTAGAGGTCGCGCACCTGGGGCTCCATCACGTGTCCGCGTTCGGTGTGCTTGTTCCCGTCCCACGTCGGCACGTATTCCCCAGTGATCGTCTCGGCCGCCAGCTGGTACAGCAGCTTTTTGCGCGTCTCGCTCGGAGAGCCGGCAGTGCGACCCTTTGCCATCACCGTGTGGAACACCGACGCGGTTACAACGCCGCACCTTGCCGCATGCCATTCCGGGGTGCCCTGTTCCAGGTCTTCGAAAATCTGCAGGTCATCCAGCATGTCAGTGCTTCCTCTCGGACTGCTGCGCGACCATTGCCTCACGGAGCTCCACCAGCTCGGCGATCAGGCGGGCGGACTCGTCCGAAATATCGGAAGGCGATGCCGACTTGTTGGTGAAATTGAAAGCGTGCTTGGTGTCGATTTCAGCTTTCACGATAGCCGGGAACAGGGCCGAAGTGAGGCGGTAGGTTGCGATCAGCCAATCAACCGCCTCGATGCAATCGTGCGAAATGGAAATGTGTTCCACCAGCATGGTGGCTGGGCCAGAACCGAGCTCAACGCACAGGCTCATGGCGTTGCTGACCAGGCAGGTATGGTGGGCGTCGTAGCCGGCGGCCTGCATTGCCAAAATCGCCTTCGCGCGCTCCTTATCGAAGAGTGATGAAGCCTCGTCGGGAGCATTATCGAGCTGGTGAACGCGGACCTTTGCACCGGTTGCCTCCAGGGCTTCCAGCATGGCGGCCACTTCGGGAGGCAGGTTCGGATTACTCATTGGTCGATTCCTTGGTGGCGTGCGCGGCGCGCATGTGATCGTGCAGGCCCGCCGCCTTGACGCGCTTGCCGCACGTCGGGCAGGGGATCTTGGTGGCTTTCGGGACCGCAGGTGCGCGGTCCTTCCGGCAGCGTTTGCTGCAGTAGCGAGGATAGCCCGGCGACTCGCCGTCGAGGGCGCAGCCGCAGCCCTCGCACAGCGATCCGTCCAGCATCATTTCGGCGATGTCACCCATTGTTACCGGCCTCCAGCTTCTGCTTGCGGATGCTGGCAAGCTGGTTATGGATGGTGTCGAAGCGATAGGCCGGAACCTGATCCAACGTCTGCACATGGCGCATGTCCTGAGCGCTACGAATCCAATCCATGAATTTCTCAGGGCGCGGCACGTAGGCGGCGATCAGATCGGTAAGCACCTTCACCTGTTCCTGCGTAATCATCTCTTCGGGTTCGGCCTGCGCCTGCCCGAAGCTACGGCCATCGTCGTCGTCTTCGCCGCCGGTAGCGATGCCGGTTGCCGCCAGCAGGGTGTAGCGCTCCAGGTAGGTCTTGGTGCTGGCGATGGACTGGATGCTGTTCTTTCCGCCGCTGTCATCGGCCTGAGCCACCATGGACACCGATTCGCTGTGCCCGTCGCGGTGGGTCATGACGCACGTCACCTTGATGTCCTTGCCGGTCTGCTCCGGAACCCAGCGGTGGGACAGGCCGTGGCGTGCCATCACGGGAACCAGGGCGCGCGTGATGTCGTGCAGTTCGGCGTGCATGTATTCGGTCACGCCCTTCTGCGTGGTGAATCGAACCTGCTTCGACTTTGCGATGGTGATGCCGCCGGCCTCGGCTTTGAAGTCGGCCATGGCCGCCACGAACTTCTTGCGCTGCGCGTCGGCGTCCCACTTCATCTGCATTTCGAACAGGCGTTCAAGCTGGTCCACCTGCCCCTTCTCCATGGCGAGCGTCACCAGGGGGAGGAACGGGTTGCTGGTAGTCGCCAGCGCGGCGGCGGTCGCCGGCTGCGCGGCCGGCATGGTGTCCAGCACTTCGCCTTCGATGGGGGTGCTCATGCCTCGGTTTCCTTCTTTGGGTTCTGGATGTCCAGCGCCTTCCAGTGGTTCAGGACATCGGGGTGGGCGTGGCCGTCCTTCGCGGCCAGCTTCTCGCGCGCCTGCTCGCCAAGCCATGGCCTGATGTCGCGCAGGAACGATGCCACCTTCTCGGGGATGTCGTACTGGGGGTAGAGCGCATCAGCGCCATTCACCAGCATGAAGGGGCCATCCAGACGGCGGTTGCGGCGAATGATGTCCATATCCGCACAGCTGGCTTGGAATCCGGTGACGCCCAGTTGGCGCGCCACGTATTCGTAGGCCGCCACGGCGGCCATGCTCATGGCATACACGCACGTGCCGTAATCGTGTTCACGCTTCACCAGCTGTTCGATCAAGGCCACCAGCTGTTCCGGGGTATCCGGGGTTTCCACGCGGATGTCGCGCAGCTCCGCTTCGTTGAGAGTGGACAGGTTCATGCGGTTTCCTTCGCCAGCACGGCGGCCAGCTTGCGAATGGTGAGGTTGATGGCCGGCAGCAGGCGGTCAGCATCGGCCGGCGCAAACGGGTTCATGGCTTCGATTTCGGCGAGCGTTTCCACGGCCTCCTGCATCGCTTCACGGGCGGTGGCCGCCTGCACTGCCGCTTCCGCAGCCGCTGCATCGCGCTGAGCGGCTTCCGCCTGCTCGGCGGCCTCACGGTCGCGCTGCTCCTGGTCGGCCTTCTCTTGGGCCTCGCGGCGCTCCTGCTCGGCCTTGGCGTCGCGCTGGCGCTGTTCCTCGGCCAACCGGTCCAGTTCGGCCTGCTGGTCGTCCAGCGCCTTCTGCGCGGCTTCACGGGCAACCCGGTCGGCCTCGGCCTGCTCGGCGCGCTGGCGATCTTCCTCGTCCTGCCGCGCGGCGCGCTCCTGGTCTTCCTTCTGCTGCTGGACGCGGCGCGCCTCGGCTTCTTCGTCGGCTTTGGCCTGGGCCTCGGCGGCCAGCCGGTCGCGCTCGGCCTGGGCGGCTTCGTCGTCCTTCCGGCGCTGCTCGGCGGCGTCGCGGTCACGCTGTTCCTGCTCGTCCTGCAGGCGGCGCAGTTCGGCGGCCTTGGCGTCCAGCGCCAGTCGTTCATCGCGGGCCTTCTCGATGGCGGCCAGCGCGTCGGTGCGCGCCCGCTGGGCGTCCGGCAAGAAGACCTCATCGAACTGGTCCATGTCGAAATTCACCAGCTGCTCGGCGGCCAACTCCAGGGTGGCCACGTCTGCGCCGAACAGGCGGGCCAGCGAGCCGGTAATGACCGCCAGCGCGTCCTTCTGCTTCTGGATGCGCTCGGCCTCGATGCGGGCGGCCTCGGCGCGCTCGGCTTCGCGGGCGTCGTCCCATGCCTGCTGCAGCGCCTGCAGGCGCTCTTCCTCGGGGCTGATGATCCCGATCAGCTCCTTTTCGGCCGCGATCACGGCCTGGCTGAACTTGGTGGCGTCCTCGCGCGCTGCCTTGCCGGTCTTGGCGATTTCCACGCGCTTGTTCTTTAGCACCATGCGCTTGGCGTGGCACTCGTCATAGCCGGCCTTGTTGGTGATGTCGGTGATGCTGGCGGATGCAGCGGCCAGTTCGGTCAGCTGCTCCTTCGCGTTGACCAGGCCCAGCGCCTGCTGAGCGCGGTGTTCCATGGACTGTGGGGCCAGCTGGGTGCTGCTGGCCGGGTCGGCGTCGTGACTCATTGTGTCGATCCTTGGTGTGTGCGGTTATTGGGTGAGCTGGTGGAGTTGGTGCTTATGCTGCGCTTCGCGGGTTCTTTCGGATGTTTCGGGCCTTCTTTGCCGCGCGCTTGTGGGCGGCCGCGCCGGAACGGTTGCCACCATTGATGGATCTCGGGTTGTTTCCGTGGGTCATGGAGAACGATGGCTCGCTGAAACTGAATGCAAGGGAGAACAGGCTTGCAAGGCGGCGGAGGCTCATGGCATTTCCTTGGTGTGTGGTGATGGGGAATCCATCCGGCTGCGGCCCGTGCCCCTCGCCCTGGGGAGGTGGCCCTGCGTCATCGGCGTGCGCACAACCTGATACGGGTGGGCCGCAGTCGGATGGATGCCGGGGTGCCGCCCCGGCGCGGTGTTCTATTACGGGGTGAACGTGCCGATGGTCATGCTGGCGGCGTCGCCGACTTCACCCAGCAGCAGCGCCTTGAACTGCTTGGCGATTTCATCCTGCTCCTGTTCCAGGCCGATGACGCGGAAGCGCAGCGACGGTTCGCGGCCGGTGGTGGAAACCGAGACGCGCAGGTGGAAGGTGCGTTCCGGCAGGCCCAGATACGGTTCGGTTCGGAAGGAGAGCACGTCCGGCAGGCCTTCATCGCTGGACGCGGCCACCGATTCCAGAACGCTGCGCGACTGCTGGAAGTTGCCTTCGGTCTGCTCGGTGGTGGATTCAGCCTTGATCTTCACCTTGCGGATGGCGGCGATGGCGCGCGGCAGCGGGATCGGCGAGAACGCGCCGTCGTCGCTGACGTTGTGGGCACCGATCACGTGCGCCCAGTCCTCGATGAAGTCCAGTGCGTCACGCTGGCTGAACGCCTTGCCGCCAGCGGCCAACATGGCCAGGTAGGCCGGGGTCGCCTGCAGCGTCAGGCGGGCGGTGTGGTCGGCGTGGCCGGGGTCAACGGCATCACCAAGGTTGAAGAACACGGTGGCACCCAGCTTGCTGGTGTCGATGAAGCCGTGGCCGCCCTTGCGGTCCTTCACGTAGGTCACGAAGTCCGGGATGCTGTCCGTGGTCAGCCTGCCGCGGAAGCGGGTGCGGCCAGGCAGGTGGCCTTCGATGCTCTGCAGCGATACCCCGGTGGGGATGGCCAACAGGTGCTGCGCGTCAGTCGGTATCTGCACCGACACCTTGTCGGTAGCAGACGCAGAGAGTTCAGATATTGCTTCGATTGCACTGCGGTCCATACAGGTTGATTCCTTCGGTTATGGATCGTGGATGGGATCAGCGGATGCTGGCGACGTTCGGGCCTGCGGCGGTCACGCTGTCGTCGGCCTTGAACAGATCCTTGTTGGTGTTCGGCAGCACCGTCAGCGCGCCGCGGTTGCTGACGTACATGACCGAGCTGGTGGAAATGTCTTCCTGCTTCTTGCCGCGCTGGGTCGGCGAAGAGAATTTCACGGTGTGGTCGATCTGTACCTGGGTCTGATCGCCGCCCACGGGGACGATGGTGAATTCCAGCGTCACCTTACCCTTCTTGGATTTGGTGTTGCAGGCAGCGACGCCCAGCGCGGTTTCGGCCAGTGCCGCAGCAATGCGCGGGCCAAGGGTGCCGCCGTCGAGCTCTTCCATCAGCACGTCGATGCTGGTGATGTTCGGGTTCATGCGTGTTGCTCCTTCTTCGGGTGGGTGCTGGCCACGCGGCCAGCGGGGAAAACGGTATTGAAGTCGGCGGTGCATGTGGCCGACAGGCGGCGCCGGAACAGCTGCAGCCGCTGGTCGTTGTTCATCGGCTGGCGCGGATCCTTTCCGTAGCGGACGAGCTCAACGCTGGTGTTGGAAAACTGCGCCATAGTTCACCTCTTCACCGAGTCAATGAAAGCCAGGGCCTTGGCCACCTGCGCATCCGGCGCCACGCACGCGGCGAGCATCAGGCACAGCGGCACGAACACGATGGCGTAGCAGATCAGGCAGGCGGCGAACTGGCGCTTACTCATCATCTTTCTCCTGGTAGGCGGACTGCTTCACAACCTCTTCGTCAATGAGGCTCTTGACCGCGCGCAGCTTGCGCTCGATCTCGGCGAAGTCCCGGTTCAACGGCTCGGGCAGGCGGAGCTGGAACATGGCTTCGTGGATCGACCCGAACCCGAAGTACAGGACGGCGAACAGTTCAGCCAGCTCGCCATTGTCCACGTACCACTGAGATACGGTGTCGATGGCGCCTTCCACCACTGCGAGGTCCGGCGGCTCGGGGGCGTCGGTCTTGGCGGCATCGTATGGGGTCATGACGCGATCCCCCAAGCGATGGCGGCGAGGATGACGGCGATAGCGCCAACGATCCAGCGGCCAAGCGCCCCTTCAACACGCGCGGTGTCTTGGTTGTTCATGCGGCACCGCCTTTGACGCGGGCGAGGGCGGCAGACAGTTCGCATCCGGGGCACGCAACGAAGTCTCGGATCGGGTCGCCAGTCAGCGGCCCAGTGGCGTAGCAGTCGTGGGGGGCGGTGTGATCGCCATTCGATCGCTCAGCCGCCTCGATCAGCTCGGCGACTGCGGCGCGGGCGGCGCGTAGTTCTCCCGCCTCGACATGCTGGCCGAAGTTCATACTTGCGCCACCAGCATCGGTGTTGTCCGCATGACGATCCATCACCGCCAGTACATCGACAGGGGCGCTCACAACACACCTCCAAAGCGCAGGAAGCTCTCACGCTCCTGTTCAGTCAGATCGGAAGGCTGCAGCTCGATCACCACCAGGCCGGGAGTGAACTGGCCAAACGACTGTTTCATGGCGATCACATCAACCTTTGGCAGAAGCGCCACGTCACGCTCCTGCGGCGTGAAGGTGTAGGGGATCGGCGAGCATCCGCGCTCTTCCTCTTCGCGGCGCGCGGCGCGCTCGACAATGGACGGGTCAGGGATGGTTGCCGGGGTCCAGTTCGTATTCATGTCGTCTCTCGGTTGGCCGTAGCTGGTTTGTGGGATGGATCATGCGCCGCGAAAAAAACATTGTCAACCCCCTTGCGGAAAATTTGTTGCGTGGTAAGGTGGCCCCACCTACCCAACGGAGAGACGCCAGGTGGCGACCACGAAAGCACCCAAGAGCAACCTTCACAAGAACGTCCTGTCGGCCAGGAAGACGCGTGACCGCGACATCCTGCGCCGTGCTGGGCGGGGTGAATCCCATGAGGCAATTGCCAACGCGCTGGGCATGACCCGCCAGCGTGTTGGCCAGATCATCAAGGCCAATGCGCCGAAGGAGAAGTGAGAGAGATGGCACATACGGTCGAAAAAACGTGGATCACTGCCGCCGGCTTGAACGCGGTTGTATTGATGGTCGATGGTGGTCGGCATCGGTGCGGCTATGTCGCCGTTCCTGAAGGGCACCCGCTGCATGGTGTCGGGTACGGAAGCATCGAAGATGATATCGATGTACATGGCGGCATCACCTTCGCGGGCGGAAGGAATGGCTATCCTGCAGAGGGCGATGGGCTGTGGTGGTTTGGATACGACTGCGCCCATGCTGGCGACGCTCCAGGCCCCCAGTATGTGGAGATGATGCGGAGCCAGTACCCGAATATGTCGTACATGTGTTACGACGATGATGGTGTTCACCGCGATCTTGCCTATTGCGAGGTTGAATGCGAGCGCTTGGCAGCGCAGCTTGCTGTTGCGCGCGGGTCGGTTCAGGCAGAACTGCTTTCCGCTCTGGAGCACATCGCCGAGTGTTACGCCTCTTCCCTTTCCAATCTTGGCCAAGCGGAGGACGAGGCGCTTGCCGCAGCCCGCGCCGCCATCGCCAGAGCCACCGGAGCAGATCATGGCCAGTGAAGAAGCCCGCGCGGCCCGTGACGCTGGAATCCAGCAGGCCGCCGAACACGCGGAAGAGGTCCACCCCGATTGGAACAACCTCGCCTATGAGGCGCTGCGCGTCTTTGCTGCCGGTAAGCGCGGCACCAGCGCCACCTTCACAAGCGAGGATGTGCGCGGCAGCATCGCCGCTGCGTTCGTACCGCAGCCGCCGCACCTACGCGCCTGGGGTGCCGTGTTCCAGCGCGCGGCCCGCGCCGGCCTGATTGCCAAGGCTGGCATTGTCGAATCCCGCGCCGCCCACTGCCATTGCGCGCATGTGGCGTCGTGGAAGGCGGTGTGAAATGGCGATGTATCCGAGAGCATTGACGCCAAGGCTGAAGCCGCACATTAAGCGGGTGTGGGGCCGTTGGGAAATGACCTTCCCGTGTTACGTACGGCCTGTGATGACAAAGAATGGCTTTGGCTCGTATCGCATGCCATACGAAAAATATATTTCATCCATTGCGGTGGGCGTTCCTGTTGGTGAGCTCATCCAAATTCAGAAAGATTATTCCGCCAAGAACATCGGAAAGGTTGGGTGACATGGCAGGGGACTGGATCAAAATGCGATCCAACCTGTGGGATGACCCTCGCGTCACCCGCATGGTGGACGTGACGGACAGCAACGAGGCGGCAGTAATCGGCGCGTTGTACTGGCTGTGGACGACAGCAGACCAGCACAGCAGTGATGGTTGGATGCCCGGGATGACGCTGCGGCAGATCGACCGGAAGACTGGTGTTGCCGGGATGGGCGAAGCGTTGAAGGTCGTGGGCTGGGTGGAGGTTGGCGAAGAGGGTATCACCCTGGCCAGGTTCACCGAGCATAACGGGGCCAGTGCGAAGAGCCGCGGCGAAACGGCGAGGCGTGTTCAGGAACATCGGAAACGCTCATGTAACGCAAAATCTGTTACAGATCCGGTACAGGTGCGTTATCTAGAGAAAGAGAAAGAGAAAGAGAAAGAGAAAGAAGTAGAAGCAAAGGCCACCGGTCAGCAGGCTGACCATGACGCCGGGTTGCCTGCGGACATCGCCAAGCCTGACGAGCCCGCAGCGCCGGTCCAGGAGAAGCCGGAGCGGGCAGCGCCGCGCAAGGCGCAGACCGCCAGACACTTCCCACGCTTCTGGGCCGCCTACCCGGTGAAGAAGGGCAAGGCCGATGCGGAGAAAAAATGGAAGTCGAAGGGCTGCGATGAAATCGCGGATCAGATCATCGAACACGTTCGGCTGATGGAGCGTGTTGACGACGACTGGCTGCGCGGCTTCATCCCGCACGGAAGCACGTACATCAACGGCGAGCGCTGGACGGACGAGCCGAAGAAGGACAAGCCCGCGACCACGCCGGCACCGGCACCGGAGACATTCGGCGCGGCTGCGGTGGCGAAGCGGAGCAACACGGAGACGCCGCTGGAACGCGCGTTGGCCTACATCCGCCATCAGCATTCCTTGGGGGCGTATGGCGAGGGTGACGCGGCAGCGGTTGAACGTGACCGCCTCATCAGCGAAGCAACGAACAAGCACAGGGTGCAATGATGGGAAACGAAGTATCAATCGGGTATGTCAGGTCAACGCGCAGCATGATGGCCGAGCGCATCGCGGAGCAGTTGTGCGCCGATCTGCTGCGGCTGCGCACGCGAAGGCTGGTGGCGGATATTCGAAGGAGGTACCGGTGCCAGAAAAGCACGGCGTTCCATGCGGTGACGCTGGCCAGGGTTCGCGCAGGAGTGGATCGCCGCCATGGTTGACCATCCGCATTCCACCGTCCGCAAGGTTTCGCGAAAGTTCGTCTACATGAAGTGGCGCACGCTGGTAGATCCAGCGACCGGCGAGGAAATCCGCGCACTGGTGGCGTGCAGCAACGTGGACCGGCAAATCCTGCAGGGGCGCAAGTTCCGCCCGGATGGCCGCGTGCGCTGCGAAATCAAGAACCCGCGTAACGAGGGGTTCCATCGGCTGGTCCATGTGTTCGGCGTGTTCCTGGTTACGCACGTCGAGGGCTACGGGCAGCACCTGACGGCAAAGGGCACGCCTGACGCGCACGCGGCGGTGAAGGACTGCCAGGCGCGCAGCGGTGCAGGATGCGAAAAGGTGGTCTATGACCTGGACATTCCGGGCATGGGCATGACGCAGGTGACGCGAACCGAACCGCGCAGCCTGAGCTTCGATGAGATGGACGAGGACGAGTTCGCCGCCGTCTTCAAGGGAATGGCCGATTACGTGGCGGAACACGACTATCCCGACCTGACCCAGCAGCAGATCGCGGACTTCGAAGCACTGCTGGAACAACCATGAGGATGCAGGGGATGGATACTGATAACCAGGCTGTAGCGCGGTGGGATTTCCGCGAATCAGTTGGCGATTACGAACAGTTCGATGACGGCGATTACGTCCTATTCACCGACCACGAACAGGTGGTTGCGGAGTTGAATCAAAAGGCAGGCGACACCGAATATTTGTCAAACCTGCTTAATGAAGAGGTAAACCAACTCCGCTCCGCCCTGGCTGCGAAGAGCGCCGAGGTTGAGGGGTTGAAGAAGGATGCGGAGCGGTATCGGTGGTTGAAGACTGGAGGTGCACCCGCAGTTTCGTACTTGGAAATGTGCCCGTCTAGCAATAGCTGGGATCAGTCCATCGACGCCGCAATGGAGAAGAGCAATGAACACCAAAATCAGTGATGCGGCCAGTCATGAACTTGCCTACGCGGTTGAAAAGGTACTTGGCAATCGTGATGGGAAGCGAGATGCAGAGTTGGACGACCTGCTGGTAATGGCTATGAACGAACTCAACTCCATCAACCACCTCGCCGCCGATGCGGTGCCGGTGGAGATCCCGACTGGTGCCATCGTGAATGGTGCGGCCTTTGCCGATAGGCTTGAACGCGACTACCAATTCGAGTGCCAGGCTGGCCCGCTGGTCAACTGCTCGGATTACGTCGAGTTCCGGCGATGCTTCGATCATCTGGCGCAATGGGCGTCACAGTTGCCGGCCCTCTACACCCACCCCCAGCCCGCAGCCCTGAACGAGGTAGGCGAGATTCCGGCGCTCCCCAAAGGTCGGTTTGTGACTGACCGCCACAGCGGAACCAGCTTTGTGTCGTACACCGCCGAGCAGATGCAGGACTACGCACGTGCCGCCCTCGCCGCAACTGGCAAGCAGCAGGTTGGAGAGGTTCGTGGAATTCCAGGCAACGTAATTACCCATCGCCGCGCTTGGCGGAAGGCCCTGGAGATTGCCAGGGACGCTGCCGAGGTGTCTCCCCCTGATATCAACGACCACGCCTATTGGGAGCATGAGATCCGCGCGTTTGATCGCACCTTTGACCGACTGTGGGCGCTGATCGAACAGCGCGATGCAGGGGCGGGGGTGGAATGAACTACTACAGCGAGTGGGATCCCTACGCAGCGAGCTGGCTGCAAAATCTCATTGATGCCGGGCTCATCCCGCCTGGCCACGTCGATACCAGGAGCATTACCGATGTCCAACCGTCCGACCTTGCCGGATACCGACAGTGCCACTTCTTCGCGGGGATCGGCGGATGGTCCCTCGCAGCCCGACTTGCTGGGTGGCCCGACGATAGAGAGCTTTGGACCGGCAGCGCGCCGTGCCAGCCGTTCTCCGTCGCCGGCAAAGGCAAAGCCCAGGCTGACGATAGGCACCTGTGGCCCCACCTTTTCCGGCTCGCCAGTGCCTGCCGGCCCGCTGTCGTCATGGGAGAGCAGGTTGCGGCGGCGGTTGGCAAGGACTGGATCGACGGAGTGCTCGCTGATCTGGAAGGCATCGGCTACGCCTGCGGGGCGGCCGTTGTCCCGGCTTGTGCCGTCGACGCGCCCCATCGGCGCGACCGACTGTGGTTTGTGGCGCACGCCGAACACGGTGGACGCGAAGGGTGGCACCCGGCTGGACGTGAAAGCTGGCCAGGTTCAGCTGTGTCATCAGGTAAAGGCGATTTGGCCTACGCCCACAGCATCGCTAGCCGACAAGGGTGTGCGTTCGACCGAGGGAGCAATCAGGGAGGCCGCGCGCAGCCACGGGCCGGATCTGGCTGCGGTGGCAGCAGCGGCAGCGATGTGGCCGACGGCAACGGCAACGGACGCGCACCGGGGAATGTCCCCCCCCAGGCCGCAGGACACGGGCGTGCCACTGAACCAAGCCGTAGCGCTGGCAGCTGGGATCAGGCCGGATGGATCATCGGGCACGACGGAAAAGCAAGGCGGGTTGAACCCAGAATTCGTCTGCTGGCTCATGGGGTTCCTGCCCGAGTGGGACGCCTGCGCGCCTACGGCAATGCCATCGTCCCGCAAGTCGCGGCCGAAGTGATTGGCGCCTACATGGACTGCTACCCGCAACAGGAGACCCCACGATGAACTGGCTATGGGTATTCCCCGCTGTAACGATCCTGGCGGTGCTGGTGATGGCGCTGCACCTCGGGCTGATCCACATCCGGCGGCTGCGCTGCCCGCACAACACCGTTCGGCTGGTTCGCCAGCAGCGCGGAGAGTCGATCTACTTCGCCGAGGTCTGCATAAACTGCCAGAAGGCGTCGGGAGCGAGGCCATGAATTGGAAGACCGCTATTTTGATATGGTTTGCGGCAATTATCATTGCATTTATTGGCGCAAAGATTCTTCATGTTGATGCATATGAACTTCCCAAAAGCGAGTGGTATTGCTCAGAGTGGAAGACGTATCAGTATCCTGGGAGAAAGAGTGTGACGACGTGCGTTCAAGTAAGTGCATACGGAAGTTCAACCGGATTCAGGCAATGACGTTCGGTGGCAAAGCGTTGACCAAGGCCGATCTGGCGCGGCGCACGATGATCCACGCGGGCCCGTGCATGGCGTGCATCCAGCGCGGGATCGACATGACCGGCAGCGGCTACGTGCAGTGGCACCACACGGCAGGGAAGAAGCGGCACGACCTGACGTGTGGGCTCTGTATGTGGCATCACATGGCCAGGCCGATGTTTGGGATGTCCCACGCGCAGCTTCGCGAGCAGTACGGGCCCAGCCTGGCGGAAGGGTCGAAGCCGTTTCACGCCGAGTTCGGATCGGACGCCGAGTTGCTTGAACGGCAAAATCAATATTTGGAGGTGGCATGAAAATCGTGGTGTATGGATCGCCAGCCCCGCAGGGCAGTAAGTCGTTCAAGGGCATTCATGGTGGGCATGCGGTGCTGGCCGAGTCATCGAAGCGCGTTGCGCCGTGGCGACAGGACGTGAAGGCAATGGCGGAGGCGGTGATCGCCACGCGCAATCTGGCGCCGTGGGAGCCGATGGATGGGCCGCTGCAGCTGGTGGTGGTGTTCACCCTGCCCGCGCCGCAGTCGCTGCCGAAGCGCCGCGCGTCCTATCCATCGAAACTGCCCGACCTGTCGAAGCTGGTTCGCAGCACCGAGGACGCGCTGACATCGGCAGGCGTGTGGCGAGATGACGCCCGTGTGGTCGAGTGCCTGGCGGTGAAGACCTACCCGGTGGGCACCCTGGGCGCGCATGCTGATGCACTGCACAGCCCTGGTGCGGTGATCGAGGTGTTCCCCTACCCCCGATAGCGTGGCATGATGCGGGCGCGGCCTCCCCTGCCGCCTCCCGGCCCCGGCCTGTAATCCCCTGCAGGCCGGGGCTGTCTTGGGGATCCATAGTGGTGAGGCTTGTAGTTCAGTCGGTTAGAACACCGTTCCGCTGGGCAGAAATGCCGGAGCCATTGGGGGTCGCGGGTTCGAATCCCGCCAGGCTTCACCCCTATGGATGGAAAGCGACAGCAGCAGGTATCCGGTGGCAGTCGCCGGGTCGCGCGTGAAGCCTGGGGAAATACCGGTTCGAATCCGGAGTAGCACGCACCATCCATAGAAGCCCCGGCCGCCCCGGGGCTTCGCCTTTTCAGCGCAGCGCCACCAATCGGCACGGGATGGAGAAGCTGCCGCCGATGGCCAGAAGCGGCGCGGTCAGCGTCACCTCCACGGTGCCGGCCGCTGGGCAGCGGACGTTGTGGATGGCGTAGCCGTTGGGCAGCGCATTGGCCGGGAACAGCAACAGGTCATCACCCAACAGCGCACCGGTGACTCCAGTGAACGTCAGCGTGCGCACGCCGGCATTGATGGCGATGATGGCTGTCTGCATGACGGTCAACGTCCCCAGCGAAACCTTGCTGCTCGGCCCTGTGGGTCCGGTGCTTCCGGTTGCACCTGCTGGTCCAGTTGCACCGATCGATCCGGTTGGACCCGGTGCACCGGTTGCCCCTGTGTCACCCTTCGGGCCTGTCGGACCTGTTGAGCCCACGTCGCCCTTCGGCCCAGTTGGTCCAGCGGGGCCGGTTGCGCCGGTAGGGCCGGGCACGCCTTGTGCGCCTTGCGGGCCAGTTTCACCCTGCGGTCCTACGTCACCCTGTACGCCCTGGAAGCCTCGCGGGCCATCTGCGCCCATTGGGCCGGGCGGGCCGACATCACCTGTGGCGCCCTGGATTCCTTGGATACCTTGCGGGCCGGTAGCTCCGGTTCCGCCGGCTGGGCCTTGGTCGCCCTGCACACCGCGAGGCCCTCGGATGTTTCCAACGTTTGTCCAGGCGTGCCCGGCATCGTCCCACACGTACAGGTCGCCGCCGACCAGCCATGCGTCACCGGATGCTCCAGTGGGCGGCAGCAGCGCGGCGCTGGCCAGCTCGCCCTTGATGGATACCCCCGCCCCTGGTGGGCCTTCTGGGCCTGTCGGGCCGGTGGCACCCTGCGGGCCTGCGGGCCCACTCGGGCCGCCCGGACCAGGCCGGCGGATGTCCACTTCCTGCCGCAACTCATCATCCATCCGCTGCATGCTCCGCTGGAACCTCACGGGCACCATCGGGTCAGGTCGCCGGGCCATCGCTCTCGCCTCCAGTGGGTGTGAGCCAATGATACTGGTTGCGGGCGAATTGACCGCCACCAATCACGGGGGCAACATGGGCGAAACTTGCGTCCAGGGGATCGGCATGGCCGACAAATTCGACACCTTCATCCGCCGCATCCTCTCCCATGAGGGCGGCTACTCCACTGATCGGACCGATCCAGGAAACTGGACCGGCGGCCGTGTGGGCGTCGGCACCCTGAAGGGCACAAAGTTCGGCATCGCGGCCAACACCTACCCCACCTTGGACATCAAGAACCTGACCTGGGAAACCGCCGCAGCGCTGTACCGGCGCGATTTCTGGGATGCGGCAAAGGCTGGCCAGCTTCCCCCTGCGGCGGGCTTCCAGCTGCTGGATGGCGCGGTGAACAGCGGCGTCCGGCGCGCAACCCAATGGCTGCAGCGCGCGGCGCGGGTAGCTGATGATGGGATCTTGGGGCCGGCGAGCCTGGCTGCGATCAAGGCGACCGACCCGAATGACCTGGTGTTCCGATTCCTGGCCGAGCGCCTGGATTTCATGACTGGCCTGACCAACTGGCCCAACCACGGAAAGGGCTGGGCGCGGCGCATCGCCGCAAACTTGCGGCTCGCGGCCGATGACAACTGACGTGGACGACTTCATGGGGCCAGGCAGGATCATCGGGCTACTGGGCGCGGCGGCCAGTGTTGGTGCCACTGCGGTCGAGGTGGTGACCAAGACGGAGGTGGTGGTGCTGAACATCCCACTGTCGATGCTGCTGGTGGCCATCGCCGGTACGATGATCGGGTTCTTCATCCTGCCGTCGAAGGACGCCGCCCGAATCAACGCCAGCCCGGGCGCCACGCGTCGGCAGCGCGTCATGTACCTGCTGTTCTCGCTGGCGCTCATTGGCGTGGCCGTCATCGCCTATGCCGTACTGTCGGCCTGGATCGTGCAGGCCGGCGTCGCCATCATCGCCAGTATCTTCAAGGGCTGGCAGGTGGAGCAGGGCGCCATCATGCCGTCCACCGGGCTGGTCGGGATTGGCATCCGAATCTGGCTACCCACCCTTCTGAAAGCTGTTGAGCGGCGCGCTGACCGCGTTATCGGGGGTTCCCCATGAGCATGTTTGCGTGGATCGGAGGCGGCGCGGCCGCGCTGGCGGCTGTAGTGGCCATCCTGTACTTCTCCGGCTTTGGTGGGGTGGTGCGGGTGGTTGGCGCCATTACCGGCGCGCTGGGGGATGGAGCGCAATGGCTCAGGGCTTGGCTGCGCAAGCCGGGCAACAAGACCCGGGGGGTCTGCCTGGTCCTGGCGGTGGTGGCGATGTCGCTGGGCCTGCAGTCCTGGCAGCGGGGCACGGTCATCATCCAGCAGCGCGCCGACTACACGGCCCTGAAGGTCAAGACCGACGCCGAGAAGCTGACGCTGGAACAACAGGTGGCCAAGCGCGACGCCACCATCAAGCAGTTCACCGACATCAACGAGCGCCAGAAGGAACTGCTGGCCCGCGCTGCGCTGGAGAACAAGGCGGCGGTGGAGCAGGCCCGGCTGGCGCAGATCGAGGCGGCCAAGTCCGAAGCCAAATACCAGGCCGCCTTCGATGCCCGACCGCCGGAGTGCGAATCCGCCCTGCAGGTGATGGCCAAGGCCTGTCCCACGCTGAAGGACTACTGACAATGACCGGCGACGCCGCTGTCACCACCGAGGCCATGGCCATGAAACCCACCTGGAAGCGCCTGACGGCCCTGCTGCTGTCTGCCCTGGTCACCGCGTGCACCCGGCAGGCGACCAAGCCCGATTCCCCCGCCGACCCGCCCACCGTGGTGGAAGTGCCGGTGGCCACCTATGTGCCGATCAACGAAGAGCTGACCGCGCGCTGCGAGTGGATCGATTCGGCGCCGCTGGAGGTCATGCCCAGCGTAGCCCGTGGGCGGAAGAAGTGCCTGCAGCAGTACGAGGGTCAGCTGGACGCCATCAAGCGGGTCCAGGGCCGGCCGGTACCAGCCCTCGGCACCGCCAAGCCAGCAATCCCGAAGAAGAAGTAACGCACATGTAACGCGGACGCGTTACACAATCGATACAGGAGCGTTTCATATGCCGTTCTCATTTCTCGCAACCATTGCCTTCGCCATCCTGGTGATCGCCGGATCCTTCATCGCCAACCTGGTCGTGCTGGTGTTCTCCAACAGCCAGTGGCACGTCTCGGGCGTCATCGCCGCCATCGTCGGCGCCGCGGCCAGCTACTGGGCCCAGCACCACTTCACGGCCGCCGAGTACGCCCGGGACACCCTGCGTGCCTCTCAGGTGTCGCAGATCGCCACCGCAGCCAACCAGGCCACGACTGAGGCAATCAGCCGCGCCGAGTCGTTCGGAGTCCTGTTCCAGTACGTGGCCATCGCCTTCATCGTGGCCTCGGTGGTCTGCTTCTGGATGGGCCTGCGCTGATGTTCGCCTCCGCCACCTACGCGAACGGGCGCTGGCGGGCCGCGATCATGAGCGGCAAGGACATCGTGTGGCAGTCCGGCCGGACCTACGAGCGGGAGAGCGAGGCCATCGCGGCCGCACGCACCCGCCTTTCACAGCTTGCATCGGAGGGGTGATGGAAAGGTTCATCAAGGGCGCAAGCCTGATCGTTGGAGGCGTGGCGCTCGGCACTGCTGGGGTGGTGCTGGGCGCCACGCTGGGGGTGAACAGCGCCGGCCCGGCCGTGGCGATCCTGTCCCTCATGGCCGCGCTGGTCATGGTGGATGCGGGGGTGTCGAAATGGTGAGCGAGATTTTGGGGATTGATCCGGAACCATTGCGCCGACTTGGAACGAGGGTGCTGAAGACTCTGCGGCCAAACGATGTAGTGGCGTGGTTCCCCGGTGGGTTCGTGGTAGCCAACCCGGAACATGAGCCGTACGTGGTCCGTGACGATGGGGTGGAAGTGAAGATGAAATTTATGCACCCGCTGGCCGCCCCAATGGGTATGGCCGAGGGCGTCATCCTCACGTCCAAGGCGCACGACCCCAATGATTTCGGAGCTTCCTCATGAGCAGCATCCATTCAGCCATCGACACCTATCAGATCAACATGGCGCTGGCCCATGGGTCGAGCCGACTGGTCGCCCTGGCTCGGCTGCGTGCCGTGCTGCGTAACGACCGGCAGGCCACAAGGCCCTACCGCCTATGGGAGCAGATGAAGGCGGCAGTGGAGCGAGGTGTTGAGATACCCAAGCACCCCATGGAGCCCATGGCATACCTTCCGCTGCGTGGCGAGCCGTCCACCGTTCGGGGAGGCATAGTGCGGACGCTGTTCGACCCAATGAGGATGGTTCCGTAATGGCCGGCAAGCCCACCATCCGCCATTCCGATCTGGATGCCCGGATCGTCGCCCTGGATCGCCTGCGTGAGGTGCTGCGGGACGACCGAGAGCGCACCAGGCCTCGCTGGGCATTCGGAGGCGTGCACCCCAGTGGCAAGCTGAGGGCGTATTACTGCTGGGTACCGCTGTGCGATATGCCACGGGGAGGTGGCTGATGGCCAGCATCTACGCACTGGTGGACCCGGACACCGGCATGGTTCGCTACATCGGCAAGGCCAACGACCCGGCCAAGCGGTTGCAGACCCACATTCGTGAGGCGCGGCGGCTCCTGCGTCCCGTGAATTGCTGGGTGCGCTCCCTGGGGCGGCCGCCTGAGATGGTGGTACTGCGGGACAACTGTGGCGATTGGGAGCGGGAAGAGCGCCGCCTGATCGCCAGCGCCCGCGCAGCCGGGTACCCGTTGCTGAACCTGGCGGACGGCGGGGCCATGCCCAAGCCGACAAAGGAGCAGCTGCGCGCCAATGGGCTGAAGACGGCGGCCGTGATGCGAGGGGAGGCCCCGAGGCGCAGGCAGGTTACAGCGGTCGAGCTGGTGATCGACACCTACGAATGGCTGTGCCGCTATGCGGTAAAGCGTAACTACCAGCGCCTTCTGGCCCGGGTTTTGGCCCGCATGGCACTGCGGTATAAGGAAGACCCGAAGGCCTTTGCACAATGGGAGTGGGTGGCGAAGTATGTCTAACCGTGGATTCGCCCGTGAGAAGCTGGACAAGGTGGGGGTTGACGCCATCTGCGACGACCTGTGCGCCGGTTCATCTTTGACCGGGATCGCAAATGAATACGGCGTTTCGCTGGGCACCCTTCTGTCGTGGGTCGGCGCCGATTCTGAGCGTTCCGCGCGCGTGCGCGAGACAAGGGCCGCGATGGCCAAGGTGTGGGACGAGCGGGCGGAGGATGAAATCCGCCAGGCGGATGACGAGTTCAAGCTGAAGAAGGCCCGCGAGCTGGCCCAGCACTACCGGTGGCGCGCAACGAAGGTTGCCCCGGGAGAGTACGGCGAAAAGGTCGAGGTGAAGGCGGCGGTGACCCTGGAGCAGCTGATCGGCGAGAGCCTGAATGGCTCGGGCAACGGGGGTGGCCATTGATCCGGCTGCGCCTGTTCGGCTTCTTCGCCATGATGGCGGTGGCCAGCCTGTTCCGCCCCCGCGTGGGGAAGGAGCTGATTGACCTCGCCCAGCAGGCAGACGATGATCGCGCGCGCCGCCGGCATGTAGAGGCGGTGATGGGCAACGCCCAGCGGGTGCGTCGATGACCGACGACCCCGGCATCAGCACCACTCCGGTGGCCGAGACGGCAGGCCAGCGCATCCGCCGCTGGCGCGAGCGCCCCGACATGATGGTGCGGGAGCTGTTCGACACGGTGCCTGACGCCTGGCAGGACGACGTGCTGCGGGCCTTCCCCGGCAACCCGCGCCTGGCCATGAAGGCGTGTAAGGGCCCGGGTAAGACCGCGGTGCTGGCCTGGCTGTGCTGGAACTTCCTGCTGTGCTACCTGCACCCGAAGATCGGCGCAGCCTCGATCACCGCCGACAACCTGACGGACGGCCTGTGGTCGGAGATGTCGAAGTGGCAGAAGCGCTCGCCCCTGCTGCAGGCGACCTTCACCTGGACCAAGACCAAGATTTACGAGAACAACAACCCCGAAACCTGGTTCATGTCCTTCCGGGCATGGGCCAAGGGCGGCAGCGCCGAGCAACAGGCTGATGCCCTGGCCGGCCTGCACGCCGACAACATCATGTTCATCCTGGACGAGGCGGGCGGCATCCCTGACGCGGTGATGGCCGCCGCCGAGGCCGTGCTGGCCAATGCCGATGGCGTCAACCTGCATGCCCACGTGGTGATGGCCGGCAACCCCACGCACCTGTCCGGGCCGCTGTACCGCGCCACCACCAGCGAACGGCACCTGTGGTGGCTGATCGAAATCACCTCCGACCCGGACGACCCCAAGCGCACCCCGCGCGTGTCGGCCGAGTGGGCCCGGCAGCAGATCGAGAAGTACGGGCGCGACAATCCGTGGGTGCTGGTCAACGTGTTCGGCCGGTTCCCGCCGTCGAGCATGAACGCGCTGATCGGCCCGGACGACGTGTCCGCTGCCATGAAGCGCCAGCCCACCGACCAGTCCTGGCGCGCCCTGGCCCGCATCGTGGGCGTGGACGTGGCCCGCTTCGGCGACGACGCCAGCTGCAAGGCCCGCCGCAACGGCTGCGTCCTGTTCCCGCTGGAGATCGGCCGCAACATGGAGAGCCTGCAGGGCGCTGGCTGGGTGTCGCAGGATGCCCGCGACTTCTACAAGGACCAGTCCAATGCCAAGTCCGATGCGCTGTTCGTGGACGACACGGGCGGCTGGGGTGCGGGCTGGATCGACCAGCTGCGTGCCCTGAACTACACCGTCACCGGGGTTGGCTTCGCCGGCAAGGCAGACGATCCGCGCTACTTCAACAAGCGCACCGAGATGTATTTCAGGATCGCCAACGCCATCAAGCATGAGGGGCTGTGCCTACCCAACGACCCTGAGCTGGCCCGGGAGCTGTGCGCCCATACCTACTACTTCCAGGGCGACAAAATGCGCGTCATCGAGAAGGACCAGGTGAAGGAAGAACTGGGCCATTCCCCTGACCGTGCGGACGCAGCAGCCTTGACGTATGCTTTCGATGTGGCGCCAGGGGATCGGAGCCAGGAGAACATCGGCCACCCCCGCATCCAGTCCCTGGCAGCGCAGGTGGCCGAATCGTATGGGTCCGGCCCAGCCGGCGAACCTTACAACCCACTGGGATGACGCCATGAAGCTGGTATCGATGAAGAAAGAGGGAGGCCACGGCCACGGGTGCAGCTGCTGCAGCGCCGAGCCCAGTGGTTGCAGCGAGCCGGACTATCCGTGGGGCACCCGGCTGAACCTGGATGAGGAACAGATCGCGGCGCTGGACATCAAGACCCTGCCTGCCGTGGGGTCTTCGGTTCGCGTTGAGGGCGTGGCCAAGGTCATCAGCGTCAGCGAAGAGCAGCGCGACGGCAAGACTTTCCGCCGCATGGAACTGCAGATCACCGACCTGGCCATTGCAGCGGCCGGCACCAACAAGTACGCCCGCATGTACGCGGACGACGACAGCATGAAGGACTGAACCATGTGCAGCAGCGCCCCGAAAGTGAAGCCCGTCGCCTCCGCGCCCTACGTTGGGCCGGAATCCATTGACGATGCGGCGATCAACGAACGCGACCGCGAGCGCAACCGTCAGCGCATGCGCGGCGGCCGCCAGTCCACCATTCTGGCCGGGGATACCAGCTCCGTGCCCACCGCAGCCGCTAAGACGGCATTGGGGATGTGACCATGTGCGGCAGCACTGCAGGCAGGATCATGGACCCGGCCAAGCTGCTCACCGGCAGCAGCGCGAAGTGGGCGGACCCGCTGGGCATCACCAAGACCGCAGTCGGCGACCCGACCGGGCAGCTGCGCCGCAATGCGGCCGATGAGGCCACCCGGAAGGACATCAAGAACGGCGGCCCGGCCACCCGCGCGCAGGCCACATTCGTACAGGAGCAGCGCCGCGCGCAGGCCGCGCTCAATGCTCCTTCCACCGGCAAGAGCATCCTTGGGGGCTGACCACATGCGCGACCTTTCCACCACCCACGTCCCTACCCGCCGGCTGTACCTGGCCATCGCCATCCGGGATGCCCTGCTCGACAGCGGGGCAGTCTGCCTCGCCAACTACTGAGCCCGCCATGGAAATCGAAACCGCCCGAGCCAAGCTGACCGCCGCAGCAAGCAATGCGCCGCTGGAGCTGCGCCAGCACTGCGACCGCCGCCGGGCGGCGATGATCTACGACCGCGAGCCGTGGATGCCGGACTGGCGCCAGGTCACCGAGTACATCGACCCTGCGCGCGGAAAGTTCGAAGACAGCGCCAGCATCACCACCAGCCGCAAGCGCAGCCGGTCCAAGATCATCAACAACACCGCCACCGAATCGCTGCGTGTGGCCACCGCCGGCATGTCCTCGCACATGACCAGCAAGGCCCGCCCGTGGTTCACCCTGACCACCTCAGACCCGGCGCTGAGCGAGCGGCAGGACGTGAAGGTGTGGCTGGACCGGGTGACGACGATCCTGCGAGACATCCTGGCCAAGTCCAACTTCTACAAGGCCATGCCGGTCTGCTACACCGAGGATCTGAGCTACGGCGTGGCCACCATGCTGGTGGTGCCCAACGTTGATGAGGTGGTCCGCTTCCACCCCATGACCATCGGCAGCTACGCCATTGCCCTGGATTCTTCCGGCAAGGTGGACAGCCTTTGGCGGACCTGGAGCTGGTCGGCGCGGCAGATCGTGCAGCGGTACGGCAAGGTGGACGGCACCGGCCGGCGCGTGCCGGATCCGGATCGCATGCCGCAACAGGTGATCCAGGCGTTCACCAACGCCCCCGATCAGCTGTTCAGCCTGGAAGCCCTGTACGAGCCCAACCCCAACGTCCGCCCCGGCATGGGGCCGCTGAACATCCAGGCGCCGCAGTACCGCCCGTTTCGGGAGGTGGTGTGGATGGCCGGCAGCAAGGACGCCAAGCACGGCGTCCTGGAGGTGGGCGGGCACTACGAACAGCCGTTTGTGGCCATCCGCTTCAACCCGGTGGGCGATGAGTGCTATTCGTCCTGCCCGGGCACCGACTCGCTGGGCGACATCAAACAGCTGCAGTACCTGGAAGGGCAGAAGCTACGGCTGCTGGACCTGATGGCCGAGCCGCCGATGTCCATTCCGGACACCATGCGCAACCTGGGCGCCAGCCTTGCGCCGCGGTCGCGCAACTACCTGCCCCAGTCGCAGAACGGCCTGAAGGTGGAAGCCACCTACATGCCGCAGCCGGGCTCGCTGCAGTGGGTGATGGAGGAAATCGGGCGCGTGGAACAGCGCATCCGCAACGCCTTCTTCTACAACCTCTTCATGATGTTGGAGAACCTGGGCGACGCCGCGGGGCGCACCGCCACCGAAATCGCCGAGCGCAAGGAAGAGAAGGCCACGGTGCTGGGCCCGACCCTGGAAATCGTCACCGATGAGGGGCTGGACCCCACCGTGGTGCGCGTCTACAACCTGGCCGACCGCGCCGGGCTCATCCCGCCGCCGCCGGACGTGCTGGCCAAGATCCCCCTGAAGATCGAGTACACCAGCATCCTGGCGCAGGCCATGAAGGCGTCGGGCACCAGCGGCATCGAGCGCACGGCGGCCTTCGTGGCGCAGATGGCATCGGTGGCCGGCCCGTCCGCCCTGGACAAGTTCGACGCGGACCAGGCCATCGATGAGTACAGCGAGCGTACCGGTGCGCCGGCCAGCATTGTCCGCGATGACGATGCGGTCGCAGCCATCCGGCAGGGCCGCGCAGCGCAGGAGGCGCAGGCCCAGCTTCTGGCCGCGGCCAAGCCGGTGGCCGATGGCGCGCAGGCGCTGAAGACCCTGAACGACTCGGTGCCGCAGCCTGGAAGCCTGGGTGAAGGGCTGGCCCAGCAGCTCACGGGGGCCGCATGAGCAGCCATCCGCTCGATCGTGATGCCATCGACCGCCAGCGCCGCGCCGAGGAAAAGGCGGCGCAGCTGGCCAACCAGCAGATCCGGGCCGACATCCAGCAGTTGATGAATCTACCCGCCGGCCGCCGTATCCTGTGGGCGTTCATGCAGCAGATAGAGCTGGACGGTTCCCCGTTCTCGCCCAACGCCATGACCCAATCGCACCACATCGGCATGCAGGACGCTGGCAAGTGGTGGCTGAACCTGATCCGCGAGCATTGCCCGGAGAAGGAAGGCCAGATCAGGTCGGAGGGCATGGAAATGGTCCGTGCCCAGCTGAAGAAATCCACCGAGGACGATGACCAATGAACACCGAAAACACCAATCCCGACGCAGGCCAGCAACCCAATCCTGGCGCCGTCGAAGGTGCAGCCACCGACGCAGCGAATCCGAACGGCCAGCCTGCCACCGCGCAGGGCAGCTCGGACGGTCAGGGCAACGGGGGCAGTGAGGCCGGCGACGCCGGCAAGCAGGGTGGCGCAGATGGCGCCGGGAGCGAGGTCAAGGCTGGCGACGGCCAGGACAAGACCGAGGAAACCCCGGAGCTGACTGGCGCGCCCGAAGCGTATGGCGACTTCGCGCTCCCTGACGGCTTCACGCTGGACGGCGACCGCAAGGAGCTGGCGCTTTCGTTGTTTCGCGATTCCAACCTGAGCCAGGCCGGTGCGCAGAAGTACATCGATGCGTTTACCAAGCTGGTCGGCGAGGACGAGAGCATGCGTGCGCAGGCCATGGAAGCCGCCATCGTGCAGCAGCGGGACGACTGGGCCAAGCAGGCAAAGACCGAGCTGGGCGACAAGTACGACGAGGCCGTGGGCTTCGCTCGCACTGCTGTGCAGGCGGTAAATAGGCCGGAACTTATCAAAGCGTTCGATGAGCTGGGCTGGGGCAACCACCCGGAAATGATCCGCGTCTTTGAGTTCTTCGGCCGGTCGATGCGTGATTCGCCCGTGGAGGGTATCGGATCGGGTGGGGCTGCGCCGCAGAAGCTGCCGCCGCACAAGATCATGTACCCGGACATGTAACACCTCCCAATCCCTGACCGAAAAAAGGACACAACCATGGCAACCCTGCCCAATGGCCAGCCGACCCTCGCGGACGTTGCTGCCCTGACCACCGACTCCGGCGCCGCGGTCACCATCGCGGAACTGCTGGAGCAGACCAACCCGGCCTTCAACGACATCCCGTGGGAAGAGGCCAACAGCACCACCGGCCACAAGGTGTCGGCGCGCCAGAAGCTGCCCGAAACCTACCTGCGCCGCATCAACCAGGGCATCAAGCCCAGCAAGTCGGGCTATGGCTCGGTGCTGGAAGCGGCCGGCCTGTTCAATGCGCTTGGCCAGGTGGACAGCAAGCTGGTGGAACTGGCCGTGGACAAGGCCCGTTTCCGCTTCACCGAGAACAAGGGCCACATCGAGTCGATGGGCCAGCGCTTCTTCCAGTCCATGCTCTACGGCGACCCGAACGTGACCCCGGAAGACTTCCTGGGCATCGCGCCGCGTTACGCCAGCCTGGCCGCCGCCGACCGTACCGCCGTGCAGGTCATCGACGCGGGCGGTACCGGGTCGGACCTGACCTCGATCTACCTGGTCGGCTGGGGCGAGAACTCGGTGATGGGCTTCTACCCGAAGGGCACGCAGGCCGGCATCAAGCACGTGGCGCTGCCGCAGGCCATGATCGATGACGGCAGCGGCGGCAAGTACCTGGGCTATGAAGACTGGTTCGACCTCAACGCCGGCATCGCGGTGAAGGACTATCGCAACATTGTCCGCATCGCCAACATCGACGTTTCCGACCTCCAGGCCGGCACGCCGCAGGCCGGCATCACCGCGGGCGCCAACCTCATCAACCTGATGACCATGGCGCTGGAGCAGCTGAACAACCGCAACGGCCTGAACCCGGTGTTCTACGTCCCGCGCGTGATCGGCACCTTCCTGCGCCTGCAGATCGTCAACAAGGGCAACGTGTGGGTGACCACGCGCGAGATTGCTGGCGAGTCGGTGACCACCTTCGATGGTGCGCCCATCCGCCGCATGGATGCCATCTCCCTCAACGAAACCCGCGTCGTCGTCTAATCGACGGCGCAGGCCCAGCCCAAGGAATCAAGAAAATGGCAATCCTCGACCAGCACCTGCTGTTCTCCGCCAACCAGGCGATCACCGCGGATGCAATCTCCGATGTGATCGACCGCGGCGCCACCGCCCCCGTCCTGGCCAACTACTCGCCCGGCTTTGCCGGTGACCTGTTCCTGGTCATCCAGACCGGTACCGCCTTCGCCACCCTGACCAGCCTGGAAGTCAAGCTGGCCTCGGACAGCACGGCGGATCTGGCCACCTCGCCCACCACGCACGTTTCGACCGGTGCGATTCCGGTGGCGCAGCTGACCGCCAACAAGGTTCTGGCGGTGCTGCCGGTGCCGCCGGGTGACTACGAGCGCTACATCGGCCTGATCTACGACGTGGTGGGCACCAACGCCACCGCCGGCACCATCAAGGCCTTCCTGACCAACGCCCCGGGCTACTGGCGCAAGCAGGCGTCGTGGAACCCGCAGGCCCGCAACTAAGCGACCATGGCGGCGGCCCTTCGGGGCCGTCTCCCTGACTACAAGGAACCAGGAAGATGAGCAACGCACAGACCTTCAAGCCCCGTACTGCTCGCACGCCGAGCGACACGGAGCAGAAATACGTCATCGCGCATGGCGCGCCCAAGCACTACGTGGACGGCTATGGCCTTGTCGGCCCCGGCGCCATCGTCAGCCTTGCTCCGGGCGTGGAGCCGGGCCGGTGGATGGTCGAAGTGAACCCCGAAGACGCGGCCAAGGCATCGGCCGACGAGTCCGACGCCCAGCGTCTGGCCGTGCTGGCTGCGGCCAAGATCAAGGTCAACGGCAACAGCGAGGACCGCACGCGCAAGCAGCAGGCTGACCAGGCTGCGGCCATGGCCAACGCGCTGGCCGGCCAGGAAGCTGCTCAGCGGGAAGCTGACGCCATCGCCAAGGCGGCCAAGGCGGCTGACGAGGCCAAGCAGGCCACCGATGCGCTGGATGCCGAGAAGCAGCGTGCCACGGAGCTGCAGGCGCAGCTGGATGCGGCCAACACCGCCCTGGCCGCCACGCAGACCGAGCTGGATTCGCTGAAGGGCGGGCCCGACAAGTCCGGCAACAAGAAGTAATTCCCGCCACCCGGCGGCGTGCAGTCGGGGTCGGCGTATTGCCGGCCCCTCTTTTTAAGCGGAGTTCCCGTGGCCACGCAGACTGATTGCTACAACCTGGCCCTCTACAAGCTGGCCCAGTCCATCGGTGTCCCCTCGGTCACCGACAACTCCAAGGCGGCCGACGTGCTGAACCGCCTGTGGGAGCCGGTGCGCGACCTGGTGCTGACCGATCGAATCTGGCCCTGGGCCATGCGCTCGCAGGCGCTGGCGCTGGATGTGGAGTCGCCTCAGCCGGGTTGGGGCTACCGCTACGCCTACCCCAACGACTGCCTGACCGCCTATGCCGTGACCAACTCGGGCGGGATTGCGCAGGCTGGACGGCTGAGCCGGTTTGCCGATGGCGATTACCTGGCCAGCGTGTGGGGCTCTGGCGCCTTCGACTTCGACACCAGCTATGGCGATCAGCAGACCACCATCAACACGAACGTGCGCGAGGCCTACCTGGTGTACGGCATGCGCGTCACCGATGTCAGCCGCTTCCCGCCGCAGTTCGTCAATGCGCTGGCCTGCCGGCTGGCCGTGGAGGCTGCGCCGCCGCTGATCGGCGAAGTCGGCCTGAACAGCCAGTCGTCCCTGATGCAGGCGTACAACTTCGCCCTGACCAATGCCGGCGCCCATTCGCTCAACGAGTCCCGCAACGATCAGAGCTATGTCACGCCGAGCCTGGCCGCGCGCGATGGGGTGATGGGCGTGCCCGGGGGCAGCTACTGATGGCCAAGATCCTGCAGCCGTCCCTCTCGGGCGGGGAGCTGAGCCCCGGCATGCGCGGTCGCGTTGACCTGGCGCGGTATGCCATCAGCCTGGGCCTGGCCCGCAACTTCAACACCAAGCCGACCGGTGGCGGTGCCAAACGGTCGGGCACCATCTTCCGCGGCCGGGTCAAGTTCTCCAACCGCAAGACCCGGCTGATTCCGTTCGTCTACTCGACGCAGGTCCGGTACCTGATCGAGATGGGCCACGGCTACATGCGGTTCTGGACCAACGGCTCCCTGCTGACCAGCGTGCAGCGCACCATCACCGGTATTTCGGTGGGGGTGAACACCGTTGTGACCGCGCCAGCTCACGGGTTCGTCAACGGCGACCAGGTGGTCATCTACGGAGTGCGCGGGTCCACCAAGCTCAACTTCAACACCTTCACCGTCATCAACGCCACCACCAACACCTTCGAACTGGCCGGCGCAAACACGGTGGGGGTGGCGCTGTATGCCGGCGGCGGCATCGCCGGGAAGGTCGTGGAGGTGCCGACGCCCTACGACGAGAACATGATCTGGGCAGTGCGGTTCACGCAGTCGGCGGACGTGCTGTACCTGGTGCACGGCCAGGTGACGCCGAGGGAGCTGCGCCGCACCTCCATCACCAGCTTTGAAATGCGCGACTTCCCGTTCAAGCGCGGGCCGTTCCGGCCCAACAATTCGAACGACGCCTATGTGATGGCAGCCAGCGCGCCCACCGGCCAGGTCACGATCACCTGCAACACGGATGTGTTCAGTGAGGCCATGATTGGGTCGCTGATCTACCTGGAAGAGCAGGAGCTGCGCGGGGTCAAGCCGTGGGCCTCGGCCGAGAAGAATGTTGCCATCGGGCAGCTGCGGCGCCGCGACGGAAAAATCTACCGCGCGGTGAGCATCCCGGCCAGCCTGGGCTCTGCCGGCGCTCCGTACTACGTGACCGGCGCGCAGGCGCCCACGCATGAGAGCGGCCGGGCCTTCGACGGACCGCAGGACATCAAGTTCGACGGCGTGAACGATTACGCGGTGGGGGTCGAATGGGAGTTCCTGCACAACGTCTTCGGCATCGCCCGAATCGACGCCTACACCGACACCAAGACCGTCACGGCCACCGTGATTGAGCGCCTGCCCGACAGCATCACCGGCACCGCGCCGGCCCCGGGCAACACCTGGAACATCGCCGGGGACGGATCGAACCTGAGCTATGCCATTGCGGGGGCCAGCTCGCCCAGCAATTCGTCCTACACGGTGACCATCAACGGCGTGCCGGTGCAGTCCAACCCCAGCTATGGCGGTGGCGACCCGGTGGACGAATGGTGTGTGGATGCCAACTCGGTCATCCCCGGCGGCACCCGCGCCGGCCAGGTCGAGGTTGGGTCGGATCTGCCCTGCTACAACAACAAGCCTGACGAGCCCGGCGTGGTGATGCTGGAGGTGAAGGCCAATGCGGTCGCGCCGGCCAGCTGCATGCGGCTGGTCACGTCCTCGGGTGCGTCCATCGTGGCGTCGATCACCACGCCCATGACCCTGCGCGATGGCAGCTGCATCATGTTCCCGTACATGCTGGGGCATGAGGCGCTGGTGATGCGCGGCGGCGCGTTTGCATGGGAAGAGGTGGTTTCCCTGGAGAACGTCGGCACCCGGCCCGTGGCCAAGATCAGCGTGAGCGACCAGTGCTATTTCGCGGGCGAGGTTGATGGCGTCTTCATCGCCACCCACAATGTCCAGCAGCAGAAGCCGTAGGGGAACGAGATGCCGCAGGGCTGGAACATCAACGCAACCACGGATTTCATCACCTTCTATGAGGTGCCGGCGGCAGCGTCCGCGATCCAGGTAAAGGAATTCGGCGCTGCTGGTCGCGGCGGCACCAACATCTGGGCCGTGGGCGCATGGTCGCCGCGCTTCGGGTATCCCCAGGAAGTGGAGTTCTTCAACGACCGCCTGTGGTTCACCTCGACCCCCACCGATTCGCAGACCATCTGGGCATCCTCCATCGGCGATTACTACGATTTCGGGCGGTCCTCGCCCATCGTGGACAGTGACTCGGTGTCCTTCGCCATCAACAGCCGGCAGGTGAACACGGTGAAGGAGCTGGTGCCGCTGGATAGCCTGCTGCTGCTGACCACCGGGGGTGAGTACAAGACCACGGGCGGGCAGGATGACGTGGTGACGCCCAGCACCATCGGCGTGAAGAACCAGGGCAATTCAGGCATCGGCGATGTGCCGGCCAAGCTGATTGGCGAGTCGGCTGTGTTCGTGCAGCAGGAAGGCCAGAAGGTCCGTGATCTGCGGTACACCTTCGAAAAGGACGGCTTCCGCGGCAACGACATCAGCGTGTGGGCCGATCACCTGTTCGAAGGCCATGAAGTCCAGGCAATCGAACACTGGAAGGCGCCGTGGGGCGTCCTGTGGTTCATCCGGGAAGACGGCGTGCGCGTGGGCTGCACCTACATGCCCGAGCAGGAGGTGATCGGCTGGCACTGGCACGACACCGATGGCCGGTACCTGGATGCATGCGCGCTGCCAGGCACGAAAGAGTCGGAATGCTACTTCCTGGTGGAGCGGTTCATCGACGGGGAGGTGGTGCAGTACATCGAGCAGCAGGCGGCCACCCGGTTTGAGGAAGAGGCCGATATGTTCTTCGTGGACGGCGGCCTGGTGTACGACGGCCGGAATCTCACCAGCACCACGCTGACCATCACCACGGCGGCAGGCTGGACCGAGAACGATGAGCTCACCTTTACCGCGTCGTCGCCGATCTTCACGGGCGCCACGGACGTGGGCGATGGCTTCGAAGTAACCCGCGACATCACCGCCCCCGGTGAGGATGGCGTGCTGGTCACCACCACGTACACGGTGCGCCTGCTGATCGATGAGTACGTGAGCGGCACCACCGTCAGGGGGCACAGCGTAGGCGATGTGCCGGAGGCGCTGCGCGCCGTGCCAACCGCGTCCTGGACCTTCCGGCGCGACACCATCGACAACCTGTGGCACCTGGAGGGCAAGAGCGTCAACGTGCTTCAGGACGCGGCGGTGGCCGGGCCGTATGTGGTCACCGATGGCAAGGTGCTGCTGGACTATCCGGGCGGCGTGGTCCAGACCGGCCTGCCCTATGTGTGCGAGGTCGAAACCCTGGAGCTGAATTCGGCCGGCGGCGAATCGATGCGCGATCAGATGAAACTGGCCTACAAGGTCAGCATCCTGGTGCTGGCCTCCCGCGGCGTGTTCGCTGGCGGCGTGAACGAGCAGAAATACCCGATCCCGGAGCGCCGGTTCGAAAACTACGGCCAGCCGCCCTTCCTGAAGACCGGTGTATTCGACTGCAACATCCCCGCCGGTTGGGGCGTGGACGCCGGCCGCGTTCGGATCAGCTCCACCGACCCGCTGCCCATGGAAATCCTGTCGATCACCACGCGCGCGGTGGCATCCGAGGGCCAGGCCGGTGGGGCGCGGCCATGATCCACACGGCCATCGTGAAGGCGGAAGAGTGGCACGCCCGGGCCATCGCCGAGAACATCCGCGAGGCTGACCGGCGCGAGTTGTGGGCATCGAGCCGGAGCGATCCGCTGGACGCCATGGTGCGCGGCATGGAACGGACATCATCCTCCTTCGTGGCGATCTATGATGGCCAGGTGGCGGCCATGTTCGGTGCCTCCCCGTATTCGATCATGGGCGACAAGGGGGCGGCATGGATGATCGGAAGCAAGGTTCTGGAGCATCCGGGGGCGCAGAAAGACCTTCTACGGTTGTCGGTCCCCGTGCTGGAGTACATGCTGGACCAGTTCCCGGCCCTGCTCTACAACTTCGTGGACCAGCGAAACGACAAGGCAATCCGCTGGCTGACGTGGCTTGGATTCCGGTTCGGTGACGCGATCCCCTACGGCGTGGACGGCCTTCCGTTCCTGCCGTTCTACATGACAAAGGCGCAGCGGGAAGCCTCCCGCGGCGGGCAGTAAGGAGAGATTTCATGTGCGAGCCGGCATCAATCGCCCTGGGTGTGAGCGCCGTCATCGGCCTTGCGACCGCTGCCTATTCGGCCGATCAGACCAGGAAGACGGGCAATGCGAACGCGGAAATCGCCGAGAGCAACGCGAAGCTGGCGCGCGATCAGGCGCAGGTAGAGCAGGCCATCGGTGACCGCGAGTCCCAGCAGGCGCAGTGGCGCACGCAGGCGCTCATCGGGCAGCAGCGCGCGGCCATCGCCTCCAACGGTATCGATGCTGGCGTTGGCACCCCCGTGGACATCCTGGGGGAAACGGCAATGTTCGGGCAGGTGGACCGGCAGACCATCGCGCTCAATACGGCCCGCAGGGCCTGGGGGTTCAATGCGCAGGCAACCGACTACCAAAACCAGGGCGCCATCGGCAAGTTCAACGCCAAGGGGCAGGCCAATGCCACCATTCTGTCGGGGTTGTCCAATGCCGCCGGTAGCTACGGGAGGATGGCAGCGTAATGGCGACCATCATTCCCCGCAGCCCTGGCCCGCAGGTTCAGGTCGAATCCGGGCCGCAGTTCCGGATCAACGCACGTGCCGACGACTCTGGCGCGCAGGCACTGGCCCGGGCAGGCGGCATGGCCGCCGACGTGATCGGGCAGTTCGCCGAGCGCCAGCAGAAGGTGAACGACACCACCGCAATCCTGCAGGCGCGCCGGCAGTTGAGCGACTGGGAAAACAACACCTTCAACCCGGCCAACGCCAACGGCATCGGCAAGTACCGCGGTAAGGATGCGCTGGGCGCCGGGGATGCGCTGTTGCCCGACCTGGACACGCAGACGGCCTCTATCACCGAGCGCCTGACGCCGCGCCAGCGCGCGCAGTTCGCGCCGGTCGTCGCCTCGTTCCGGGACGGCGTTGCGGGTCGGCTGAACAACTACGCCGCGCAGGAGCATTCACAGTACCTAGCCGCCGAGCAGAAAGCAGCCATCGACAACGTGGGCCAGGATGCGGTGAACGCGGGCCTGACCGGTGACATGGAGCGGCAGGCCATGGGTCTGGAAGAGCTGGTGGGCATGAACCGAGCGCGCCGGCAGGCCGAGGGGATGGGGGAGCAGCTGATCCGCGCCGAAGAGCGCGGGCTGGTGTCGGCGGTGCGCGCCAAAACGGTCGAGGGCATGGCCACCAGCCGGCCGTTTGAGGCGCAGGCGTATTTCGAAGCCCACCACGATCAGATGCTGCCCGAGGACCGCCAGCGCATTGAGCGCGTGCTGTACCCGGTGGTGTCTGACGCGGCGGCGGAGGTGGATGCGGATGCGATTCTGGCCGGCGGCGATCCGGCGGCCTATCGGGATCCTGGCCAGCGCGGCCGCGGCCCGTCCCCGCAGATTGCCAAAATCCTGGATGAAGAGGCTGACGCGGCGGGGGTTCCACGGGAATTCCTCTACAGCCTGGCTGAGCAGGAATCCACCTTCAACCCGAACGCCGAGGGCGAGACGCTGGACGACGGCGACCGCGCCACGGGGTTGATGCAGTACCGGGCCACCAGTGCCGGCGGCATCGATCGGAAGGATGCCCGCGCATCGGCGCGCCGCGCCGCGCAGGAGTTCGCCGCGCGTAGCCGCAAGGGCGGGGTGGAGTTCGCCGTGGCTGCGCACTTCGCGGGTGAAGGCGGGGCGGATGCGGTGGTGAACCGTGGCCGGCGAGCCGAGAACCCGAAGACGGCGCAGTATGTCGATGAGGTGATGGGACGGGCCCAGCGGTGGCGCGGCGCTGTTGCGGGGGCTGATGCGCAGGCTGCGCAGACGGGGGTTCCGCGCACGCCGCCGGCCACCGAGGCGGAAGCCTTGGAGCGCGCGCGCAGCATTGCCGACCCACGTCGCCGCGCCGCCGTGCAGAGCAAGATTCGCGATCGGTTCCAGCTCTCCGATCTGCGCCGGCAGGAGGAAGATCGCGCGGCGTCGGAAAGCGCCTACACCGCAATCAACCAGGCCGGCAACCCGAACGCCCCACTGCGGGAAATCCTGGGTGCGCAGACCTACGCCTGGGCCGAGCGGAAAGGGCACCTATCCTCTCTGGAGTCGCTGCGGAAAAAGAAGATCGAATCCGGCTTCGTGCAGGACGACCCGGTGCTGGCGGAAACCCTCAACCGGGAAGCGGTCATCGCCCCGCAGGAGTTCGCGCGCCGCAACCTTTACGCGGTGGCCGACAAGCTGTCCACGCAGACCTTGGACGAGCTGCTGAAGCGGCAGAAGGAGGCCAGCGACCCTGGCAAGCGCGCCGATTGGGCGACCGAGCAGGAGCGCATTGATTCGGGCCTGCGCGTCTTGGGGCTGGACGAGCGCGGCGATTACCGGAACGCCGAAGGCGACTTCGTGGCCAAGCCGAGCAAGAAGAAGCTGGACGAGCGGAAGACCCAGCGCGCGCAGTTTGCTCAGGTGTACCGCGAGGCCGAGCGTGCGTTCATCCAGACCAACGGCAAGAAGCCAACCCCGGAGCAGGCCGACGTGCTGCTGCGCTCGGTGGTGCGTAACGTGGCCACCGACATACCTGGCAAGCTGTCGCGTGCTGGCGCCATCGAAGGGTTCGGTGCGGCGCTGCCGGCGAAGGATCGAGCGGAAATCATCACCGACTTCCGCGCGGCCACTGGACGCGACCCGACCGAGCGTGAAATTGTGACCATCAGTTCCAGGTATCGCATGCAGCAGAACGCAGGAGCGCAATAAGCATGGGGAAGTATCGCGACACCATCGCGCAGACGGTCGCCGAGGACGCCAAGGCGCGAGCCCGCGCGGCCGGGCTGACCGCGCCTGCGGTTGACCCCGATTCCATGGGTAGGGCAATGCGGCTGGCCGATGAACGCGGCCTGCCGCCCGGTGTGGTGGCGGACAACCTCCCCGACTATGACCAGCAGCAGAAGCTGGACGCCCTGGATGGCGCAGCATCGGCGTCCCCGGTGCTGGCGCGATGGCTGGGCGACCCCAATCACACGGCACTGTCCAGCGACGATACGGGGCCTCTGGCCGCCATCGGGCGCGAGTTCAACAAGGGGCTTCTGGCTGAGAAGAAGGTGTTTCCCTGGTTGACCCTGCCGCAGTCGGCGCTGGACCTGGAGAAAGAGCGGAAGGCCGCCGCCGCGCGCGGCCCGCAGATGCAGGCTACGGACGACCCGGCGTGGTTCGGAGAGCTGATCGGAAAGTTCCAGTCAGGGTGGGAACAGGGCAAGGCCGGTACCGCGCTTGCCCTGGAGCCGTTCAACCCGGTTGGCTATGACGAACAGGTGGCGCGCGGGTTCGGGTATCCGGATGCGGCTTCGGGCAATGCGGCACTGCTGGCGCCGGTTGTGGCTGACGCCAACCGGCGCGCACAGGCCGAGGATGTGGAATCGGCGGCTACCACCGCGGGATTCAAGGAGATTGCCGACGCCGAGAAGACCAAGGACACCGGCAAGATCGCAATGGCTGTGGCCACGAACCCGCGCGCTGTGATGGCCGTGGTGGCGCAGTCCCTGGGCAACACCGCGCCGCAGCTGGTGCTGTCGGCGTCCATGCCGGCCAGCCGGGTCATGTCCGGTGTCACCGCCGGCACTGGGTCGTTTGCGGCCGAGCAGGGCATGACGATCCTGGATGTGATGGGCGATGCCGGGGTGGATACCACCGATGCAGCTGCGGTGTCGGCGTTCCTGCGGAACAAGCCGGCCATGGAGAAGGCCCGGGAGAAGGCGGTGACCCGCGGTATCGCTGTGGGCACCTTCGATGCGCTCACTGCGGGGTTTGCCGGTCGGCTGGTATCCAACGCCCGCCGTTCCGTGGTTTCGATCGGCGGACGCGTGGCCGGCGAAGCCGCCATCCAGGCTGGTGGCGGCGCTGCCGGCGAGGCAAGCGCGCAGCTGGCCAGCGAGGGCAAGATCACCAGTCAGTCCGACATTTTCTTGGAAGCGGCGGCGGAGATGCCGACCTTCCTGGCCGAGGGCCGCGGCCAGATTGCGGAGGCGCGCCGCGCCGCGCTGAACAACGCCGATCGGTTCGACGCCCAGCAGGAGCAGTCTGCGGTTGGCCGGCTGGTCAACCTGGCCGCCCAGTCGAAGACGCGCGAGCGTTCGGCCGCACGCTTCGAATCCCTCATCCGGGAGATGTCCAGCGAGGGCGAGGACACCGTTTACCTGTCCGCCGAGGGCGCCCAGCGCCTGTTCCAGTCGGCCAATGCCGAGGGTGGCGCTGACCTTTCTGGGCTGCTGGATCCGGAGGCGCTGCGCGAAGCCATCGCCACCGGCAGCGAGGTGGCCATCCCGGTGGAGAAGTACGCCACGCTGGTGACGCCGGAACTGCACGCGCAGGTTGCCGACCAGGTGCGGCTGCAGCCGGGCGGCCAGCACGACCTGCCGCCCGTATCCCCGGAGGAAATCCAGGACGCCATCACCGCTGGACTGGCCGAAGCGCAGGCGCAGGAAGAGCGCGAGAGCGGCCCCGCCGGGCAGGTGTACGACGACATTTTCGGGCAGTTGCTCACCAAGCAGGACGAGAAGCTGGCCAGGCAGAACGCCAGTGTGGTGCAGTCCGTGTACCGGAACCTGGCCGAGCGCGTCGGGACTGACGCCTGGACCCTGTACCAGCAGTTCAAAATCAACATTCCCGGCGCTACCACCGACACCCGGGCGCGCCCGCGCGGCGTTGACATCGACGTTGATCCGTTTCTGGACGCGCTGCGCAGCGGCAAGCTGCCCACCGATCAGGAGGTGTACGGGGAAAGCCTGGCCTCGGCGCTGTACGCCGCGGGCGGCCTGCGCGATTCGGGCGGAGAGCTCGCCAACATGGATGCGGCCAAGGTTCGGCCGGGCCTGGTCAACAACCTGGCCGGCATGTCGCTGGACGATGCGCTGGCCTGGGCCCATCAGGAAGGCTTCATCACCGAGGCCCCCACCAACCAGCAGGACGGCGCCTATGACGCCGATGCGCCGGACATCAACACTCTGCTCGACCTGTTGGCGCAGGACTTGGGCGGCAACGCCGTCTACCGCCCGGGCGCGATGAACGCCGATCGCGCCAGCTTCCGCGAGCGCGCGCAGGGACTGCAGGACGAGCTGGACCAGCGCGGGATCGATTTGAATGAGGTCAGCAACGAGGGCGCGCGCCGCGCGCTGGGCTACATGGACCCGCTGTACCAGTCCGAGCAGGCGCAGGAGTTCACCGCCACCACCAAAGGCGGCACGTTCCGCCTGACTGATGCGCGCGCGCCGGCCGGCGCCGACTTCTCCGAGTTCGGCGAGGTTCGCATCATTGAGGCCTTCGACGGCGACGAAAAGGTGGGGCAGCTGCGGTATGCCAACGACGGCACCCCGCCGACCATCGAGGTGGATCCTGCGTACCGCCGAAAGGGCATCGGCACCGCCATGCTGAAGCTGGCCCGACAGCAGGGTGGCGTGCTGGGTGCGCCGGCCAGCGGGATGCGCCGCGACGGCGGGCGTCCGGGTTACCGCACCGATGATGGCCAGGCGTTCCGCGAGAGCGCCGACGAATCAACCGTCACCATTTCCCCGGCCGCCGAGCCAGTGCCGGGCTTGCAGCTGAACCAGGGCGGAGACAGCCCGCGCGGCTCGGTGACCTTCGAAGGCGCGCCGGGCGAGCGCGTGTTCAACGTCGAACTGCTGAAAGGCATGGACGCCAGCACCTTCATGCACGAAATGGGCCATGTCTACTTGGAAGTCCTGAACGATCTGGCGGCGCGCGATGGCGCTCCGGAGCAGATCGTCAACGACATGGCCACGCTGAACGCATGGCTGGGCCGGGAGGCAGGCACTGACTTCACCGTTGACCAGCACGAACAGTTCGCCCGCGGCTTCGAAGCCTACCTGCGCGAGGGGCGCGCCCCGTCGTCGGCGCTGCGCCGCGCCTTCGCGTCGTTCAAGGTGTGGCTGACCGCGCTGTATCGCAGCGTTCGTGCCCTGAACGTGGAGCTGACCGACGATGTGCGCGGGGTCATGGACCGCATCATCGCCAGCGACGCCGAGGTTGAGGAAGCGCGCGCTGCGCAGTACCAGGGACCGCTGATTACCGATGCGATGTCGGTGGGCATGACCTACGAGCAGTTCCAGGCCTACAGCGAGGCCGTCCGCACCGCGCAGGCAGATGCGGAGGCCACGGTTGCGGCCGAGGTTCTGCTGGCCGAGCGTCGGGAGCAGAAGGCTTGGTACAACCAGGAGAAGCGCAGGGTCAGCGCCGAGGTGCTGGCCGAATTGCGAGAGACGACCGTGTATCGCGCGCAGCGGTTGCTGCGCACCGGCAAGCTGCCGGATGGCGAGATTGCGCCTGACGAACTTCGCGTGAAGCTGTCAAAGGAGGATCTGCTGGACGACTACGGGCAGTCCTTCCTGCGCAACCTGACCGGCATGTACGTCGTGGAAGGAGGCGTGCGCGCCGATGAGGCCGCCGAGCTGTATGGCTTTGGGTCGGGCCGGGAAATGATCGATGCGCTGGTGAACGCGCCGCGCCTGTCCGATGCGGTGGCGAGCGAAACGGATGCGCGCATGCAGAATCGTTACCCGGACCCCATGACGGACGGCACCCTGCCGGATCGCGCCATGGTGGCCGCTCACCGCGAGCGGCAGGCCGATGTAATGCTGCGCGAGATCCGCGCCCTGGAGCAGCACGTGAGCGGCCGCCAGGTGTCGCAGGCGGCCATCATCAAGGGCATCGCCCGGCAGATGATCCAGGAGAAGAAGCTGCGCAACCTGCAGCCGGCCACCTACCGGTCCGCCGAGGCGCGCGCCGGGCGCGAGGCATTCGCAGCAGCGGCCCAGCAGGATTGGGGTGCTGCGCTGGCGGCGCGCCGCCGGCAGCTGCTGAACTTCGAACTGTTCCGCGAGGCGCTGCGGGCGCGTGATGAGGCGGCCCGCACGGCCAAGTACCTGGCCAAGTTCGGCGAGACAAAGACCCGATCCCGGCTGGGCAAGGCCGGTTCCGATTACCTGGACCAGGTGGACGGCCTGCTGGACCGGTTCGATTTCCGCAAGATCAGCGACAAGGCGGCTGACCGCCGGTCCTCGCTGGCGACCTGGATCGACGCGCAGGCGCAGAAGGGAATCGACGTGAACTTGCCCGAGAAAATCATGGATGAGGCCTTCACCATCCCCTATCGGGAGATGACGGTGGCCGACCTTGCCGCGTTGCGCGATGCGGTCCGGGCCATCGACCATCTGGCGCGGCTGAAGGGCAAACTGCTGCTGGCCGGCGAGGTGCGCGACGCGGCCGAGGTGGACGCCGCCATGGCCGCCAGCCTGGCCGCCGCCTATGAGCAGCGCCCGGGCACCACCGGAGAGCGCAGTCGTGGCGAGAAGCTGCGGCAGGCTTTCATGCAGGGCCGGGTGCTGCAGGCCACCGCCACGGACATGGCGCGCGAGCTCGATGGGTTCAAGGACCAGGGCGCCATCTGGATGAACACCGTGGGCGTCATGCGTGATGCGGTGAACAACCGGCTCAACCCCGCGCTGCAGGAGGCGCAGGACGACCTGGCTACGATCTACGTCAAGCACTACACCCGCGAGGAAATCCGCAAGTTCTCCGACCGCGTGCCGATGCCGGAAGTGAACGGCGACCTGTGGACGAAATCGCGGCTGCTGGGGCTGGCGCTTAACTGGGGCAACGTTGGAAACCGCGAGGCGATCCTGACGCAAGCGCGCGGGCGCATGTCGCAGAACCAGGTCAACAGCCTTCTGGGCCGGCTGGATTCACGCGACTGGGCGTTCGTGGAGGATGTGTGGAAGCTGATCGACGCGCAGTGGCCGGCCATCGCCGAGACGCAGAAGCGCCGGACTGGACTGGTCCCGGAGAGGGTGACGCCCAGTCCGTTTGTCATGCGCACCAGCGATGGAAAGATGCTGAGCATTCCGGGCGGGTATTACCCGCTGAAGTACGAATCCGATTCCGTCAAGACGATGGCGCAGGAGGCGGATGACTTCTACAACAGCATCCGAACCGGGCGCTCGGCGAAGGCAGCGACCAAGAACGGCCACACCATCGAGCGCGTGGGTTCGGGTGGTCGGACGGTGCGCATGGATACGGGAGTGATCCAGCAGCACCTGCGCGATGTCCTGCGCGACGTGCACCTTGGCGATGCGGTGAACTACGTGCACAACGTTCTGAACGGGCAGGAGTTCCGTGAAACGGTTGATCTGACCGGAATGCAGGAGTACCGGCAGGCGCTGGAGGTGTGGCTGAAGGATGCTGCTGCCGGCGAAATCGGGCCGCGCGTGTGGCATGAGCGTGCCATGCGCTCGGCGCGGCAGAACTTCACCGCTTCGGTGTTGACGTTCAAGGTGACCAGCGCCCTGCTGCAGCTGTCCGGCGTGGTTCCAACCACCGTGGCGCTGGGGACCAATCACACCATGGCCGGCATCAGTCAGTACCTGGCCAAGCCGCGATCCATGACCAGCTACGTGCGCGAATCCTCC